GCAAATATGAATTAGTGCATTTTGCAAAAAAGCACAATTTACTTGCACATCCTGAATTTAAATGTGGATTTCAAATTATTAACTAACAATAGACCCTTCGGGGTCTTATCTTAAAAGGATAAGTAATGAAAACATTTATAGAAGCACTAATAGGATTTGCAGTAATGTTTGGCCCAGCACTAACAATTTGGTTACTACAAGGAGTTAAATAATGACTACCTTATGGATTGACCCACTATCTGACGATGGACAAGAACTAATTGATGATCGTATTAATCAACTTATCAAGACTGATTACAAACCAGCTAACTTAGTTAATGAGGCTGTTGCTGAGTTTACAGTTAAAGAAAACCAACAGATAGCTGACTATGTAAACGAAAATAATATGCAAGGTCTAGGCAATTACATTTACCTAAAAACCTATGACTTTGCCTATGCATTAGCTACAAAACAAGCTGAATATGAATTTAACAATGGAGAATTAGCATGAAAACTTTTAACGAATTACGACTTATTAATGTTAATGAATTTACAGAACGCAAGGGACAACTCACATATTTAAGTTGGACTTATGGGCTTGACATTCTCTTACAAAACGATTCTACAGCTACTTGGAAGTTTCTAGAGCCTGTAGTCTATAACGATACGATGATGGTTAAGACTGAAGTTACTGCCTTTGGCAAAACCTTAGAAATGCAATTACCTGTAATGGATAACCGAAACAACGCAGTTAAGTCACCAGATGCACGAAAGATTAGTGATTCTCAGATGAGGTGCTTGGCTAAGAATATAGCCTGTTTTGGTATCGGTATGTATGTCTATGCTGGTTCTGATCTTCCATCTGAGGCAATTGATGAGGAAACACCTGATTTAACTGATCTTTGCACTAACTGGTGCGACATGATTAATGAGTGCTTAGATATGGATACTTTAAAAGGTGCTTATGGTCAAGCATATAAAGAACTTAGCAAGGATAAGGCAGCAATAGATCGTATTAGTAAAGCTAAAGATAAAAGAAAGGCAGAACTAATATGACAATAAGTGAGCAAATAGAGTCTTTATTATCCAAGCAAAAAGAAATAGACTATATCTTGGCTACTGAAACTATCAAAGAGTACCTAGTTACATGGCCTGAAAATGTAGATTCTAAGTTATGGAATCATCGTCTTGAATCTTTACTGAGGAAAATAGATGAAAAGTTTGAAAGAACACAGAAGTGATAACCACTTTACGCAAGAAGAAGTTGCTTATATCTTGCAAATACCACGATTTAAAGTAGAGCAAATAGAAAGAATGGCACTAAGAAAACTAGCTTTTATTATTAAACGCAAGTATAAAAAGGAGGATGTGTTATGAGTCGAGAGTTCTTTTGGTCAATTATTCTAGGTATTCTACTGTGTGGATTTGTCATTTATTTGACTGAATTAAGTAGAAAATCCGAGGTAAATTGTGCAATGTTAATGGGAGGTTGGCATCCAGACATTCCTAAAAAGTATGCTGAAATGTGTATCGCTGCTAAACAAGAGAGGAGTAATAGGTGAAACCAGTAGCGTGGATAACAAAAAAAGAATTAGAAGAAATAGATAAACAAGGGTTTGGATTAGTTTATAAAGTTTTTTCTAATAATTCTATTGCTTTGTATATGCACCCAAAATTAGAGTTAGATTCAAAAACATTGCATAATTTAATTTATAAATGTTTTGTTAAAGAACAAGCTACAGATAAAGTTTATTACGCAAAAATAGTTAATTTTGCAAAATTATTATTATCACAAGCAAACAAAAACAAAGCAAAAACTGTAAAAGACTTTCACAAAAAGGAATTAACATGACTGAATCAATAAGATGCATTATTGACCAAATATGGTTTCCTTGTGTCAAGTGCGGTAAAGAAATTACCCATCATTCTATGCACAGTTGTTTTGTAATGAACCCTGACATCTTGCCAACGCTTGAAGAATGGCGACTAATTTGTAAGATGGTTAAGGAGGGTAAAAAATGAGTTTTATTGTTGCATCATTACCCCCACTTAAATGTTTTGTTAAAAGAGAATACTTATATAACTTTACTAAAGGTCATGGAGAACTAGAACCTTGCGTATGGATTAGTTTAAAGGCTCTTAGAGGACAAGTATTTCGTATTGAAAGCCTACTACCTAACTATGGTGCTTTGTACGACAAACTGCCTATTAGTGCGTATGTATGGAAAGAAGATCATGGTGACTTACCTGTTGATTTCTTACAATTATGGGATTGCATGGGTTATAGATTTACTGTAATTGAGAAAATTGCACTTCGTAATTTAGGAGTCAAGTTTTTAGGTAAGGATAAAGAGTGGCATTTTGGTAATTACTTATTTACAGTTGATTTCTGTGCAGATGGTGACTTAGATACGACTTTTACAGAACAAGCTGAAGAACATAAAAGTTTTAATTTCATTCAATTAGAAAATGGGCAATTTGCTTGTCAGCCTAATAATCGTTGCTTATGGTATGACCAAAGTCTGATCCCTAATGAAGTAAAGTTTCCTGATTTTCAAGCAGCACAACGCAAATGGTCAGTAGATGGTACAAGAAAGTGGACAACAAGTAACGATTGGTTTTATATAACAGAGGAAAAACATGACTAAATCACTAAATCAAGATCAATATTCAATTCTTAGAGAAGTAGAACAAGGAACAGATGCCTGGTTGGAACTCAGAAAAGGCAAAGTGACAGCTAGTCGAGTAGCAGATGTTCTAGCTAAGACTAAAACTGGTGTATCAGCATCCCGAGGTAATTATTTAATAGAATTAGCCCTACAAAGGGTTACAGGGGTTATAGAAGCCTCGTATACCAATGATGCTATGCAATGGGGCAAAGACAATGAACAGACTGCTAGAACAGCGTTTGAGGTTGCTCATAATGTATTTGTAGATCAAGTAGCATTTGTTGATCATCCTACAATTAAAGACTTTGGATGCTCACCTGATGGTGTTATTGGCGATAGTTTACTCGAATTGAAGTGTCCTTATCAGAGTGCAGTACATTGGTCATATTTTAAAGATGGTTGCCCATCTAAATACTATACCCAAATCCAAGCACAGATGTCATGTACAGGTGCTAAGTCAGTCTGGTTTGTTTCATTTGACCCAAGGATGCCTCCTCGATCACAGTTATACATAGAAGAAGTTATGCGTGAAGAAGAATTTATAAAAAAAATGGAAGAAGAAGTTTTGAAGTTCTTGAATGAAGTGGAAGTAGAAATGCAATTAATGAAAGGTGAATAATATGGCCATAAAATACTATGTTAAGGCAGCAGTAGACGAATATAAAGATAAAGATGGTAATTTAAAGAAAAAGTACGCATCAATAGGAGTTATTTTAGAAACTAAGAATGGGCTTATGCTTAAACTAGAAACTATGCCTTTTTTCTCTTTAAAAGATGGTTGTTTAATTGCTTATTTAAATGAACCTGAACCTGTTAAAGATGCTTTTCCTAAGAGTTTAGCTGACATTCCAGACGATATGCCATTTTGAGGACAACTATGCTTACAGAACGACAAAAATTACAGTTAAAGGCTGCAGCTAGACCTAGAATAATTAATGGAGTAGAAAACCCTGATATGAGCAAACCGAATTATGCTCTTGAGGATGTTATTAATCAAATTAAACTAGAGAACAGTAGAGCATTTATGGAGGAGTACGACTTAAAGAATCGTGTATTTTTCCATAAACCTAAGAACTTAAAACCTGACGAATATTTAGCTTTTTATGAGGAGAATATATGAAACAGTACGAATTGATTGTTATTGCACTTGCCAAATGGATTAGTCCTTTAGATGCACTACACAAAGCTGGAACTATGAAGTTAAGCACAAGAGTCGGTGAACTAAGAGCCAAAGGTTATATTATTGAAGATCGTTGGCATGAAAGTCGCAAGTTTAAAATGTATAAACTGGTGAAAAAACCATGAAAGTACAGAAAAGTATTCACTACTATAAGCCTTATATTGAAACAGATAAAGATATGCTTAGACTTCAGACTGCACTACTATATAAGCGTGTTCCACTTTTATCAATGATTAAGGCTTGTTTTCGTGGTTGGTTATGAATTGAGTTTGGGATGCTTATATGAGTCCATCTGTCGAACTCTCTAATTATTTGATCAAAGTTAAGGTCACTAGCGATAATGGTCTTAACTACTTCATCAGGAGTCATTCCTACAACTCTCAAGTCTGCAGCACAACCAATCCTATGCTGACTAGTATCTTTAGAACCCACAGCATCATTAACCAGTTTAGAACGGAAAGCACTATTAATAAAAATGGGTTTGCCCAATAGCGTTCTAACTTGTTCAAGAAACTCTGCCAAGCGTGTAAGATTGCTGAGTTCAACATCGTTTGGAGTATTGTCAAATTCACGATGATCTGT